TTCACGATTTTTTTCTTCCCATAGTTGTTGTTTTTTTCTATCTTCCTCTAATTCTTTATCTGATTTTACAATAACCCATTTTGGTCCTTCTTCATTAATATCCCATTCATTTTCTTGATTATCTTCTAAATCTTCTTCATTTTCATAATCTTCTGGATATGGAATAAAAATGTCATTACCATCTTTTTCTTTTTTAATTTTTAGTTTATTTCCATTTTGTAGAAAATCCAATAAATCTATGATAGAACAATTTTGTAAAAATTCTTCTCCATACATTTCTGCAATTTCTTTTAATTCATCTAAATCATATTCTAAATCATTACAAAGATTTTCAAACTCTTCCTCCATTTCAATTTGATTGTAATGATTATAGTAATATTCTTCGTATTCAAAGTCAGACATTGTTAGTATAGATTAATATAAACTAAATGTTTTAATTTAATAACATATAATTAAATCAATTTTAAAAAATAATTATAGAAGAATAAAAATAGTTTAAAAAATAAAATTGAAAATAATTTATAAAATATACTTCTTAAAATGAAAATCCAATTTTTTAAAGTCAGAGAAATTAATGGAAATTATGTTCAATTAGCACATATTAATAAAACACGAGTTGCTTTTAAAATCAATAATCTAAAATTATATAAAAGTATTTATCAAAAAAATCAAAAATATAATTTAGATATTGAATTTAATGAGAATGATAGACTTTATAGTATAGTATCAAAACTCAAAGATTATGTGATTAATTATGTTTATAATAATCAAAAAGATAGTGTTCCAAATAAGGAATTTATTGAAAACCAGTTTATAGATAAAATTTCACAAAATGAAAATACTGAAATGTATTATATGCCAATCGAGGTTCATCCAGAATGTAAATTCTTTAAACGAAATGAAGTTGATGATATTACAGAAGATTCATATAAAAATTTAGTAGTAGGAGATGATATAGATATAGTATTTGTATTTACTGGTATAGTATATGGTCAATCTAAATTTACAATTAAATATACAGTTCATAAGATTACTAGACATTTTGAAGAAGACCTAGATGCAAGTGAATATGAATTATCAGATGATAATTGTTCTATTATTGAATATAATGAAGAAAAATATATTAATAAATATAAAAATACATTTACACAAGAAGAAGAACATGAAAATGAAATAGTAGAAGAAATAGTAAAAGATTTAGTAGAAAAAGTAGTTAATAAACAAAAAGAAGAAGTAGTAGTAGAAGAAGAACAAGAAGAATATTTAGAAGAAGAACCAGAAGAATATTTAGAAGAAGAACCAGAAGAAGAAGAACCAGAAGAAGAAGAAGAAGAATTAGAAGAATTAGAAGAATTAGAAGAAGAATTAGAAGAATTAGAAGAATTAGAAGAAGAATTAGAAAAGGAATTAGAAGAAGAACCAAAAGAAGAACCAGAAGAAGAACAAGAAGAACAAGAACAAGAAGTAGAAGAAGAATTAAAAGAAGAAGAAGTAGAAGAAGAATTAAAAGAAGAAGAACCAGAAGAAGAACCAGAAGAATCAGGAAGTGAAATAGAAGAACCAACTATTATAGATGAACCAGATGAATATGATTTAGTTGAAGAAACACCTGAAAATATAATTAAAAACTTTTTAAAAGATTTACTTCATTTAGAAACAATTGATATGAAATGTTTAGAGAAAACAGAATATTTTAAAAAATTAATGTGGAGAAATAATATTTGTATTGGTATTAATAAAACTTCTTTTTATGAAAAATTATTTCTCAATTTTATTAATATGAAAAATTATCTAAATAAAGATTTTTTAGATGTAGATACATTTACAATATATTTACGAAGAAAGTATAGAACTGATATTACAGTTAAAAAATTATCTGGATATGAAAATGATTTTATAATTATTAATTTAGAAGGATTATGGAGGAAATTTTTTCATAATAGTTTTACTAATAATCATATGTAAATCTTTTAGTAATAAAATTATTTAGTATAATATTTTTTAATTAATTAAATCGTTATTTTTTAAAAATTATTAATAAATTATTTATTTATTTAAAAATAATTTATTTTGTTATATTATAATAACAACAATAATGTTTCAAGTAAAAAGACAACATGCATTAGCAATTGCCTTAATCGCAGTATTAGGAGTTTGTGTATATTTTGTATCAAGACAATTACGAGAAAACTTTGAATCATATCAAGCAGAGACTGAACGATTATCAAGAGAACAAGATATTGCAAAAGATAAATACGAGGCACAAGATGTATCTCAAAAATCAGTAGAACAACAACAAGCTGATATTGCTGAAGTAGTTGCTGATTCCGCAAAATTAGTAGCTGAATCAAAAGAAATCAAACCAGAAGACTTATTACCAAATGATGATGCTGCAGACCAATGGGCTTCAGTAAATCCAATTGGTGTTGGTTCATTAGAACTTAAAAATATGGTTGAATCTGCACAACACTTAGGCGTAGACACACAATCAAACAGTTTAAGAAACGCAAATCAACAACTCCGTTCTGAACCACCAAACCCAATCCAAACTGTATCAATCTGGAATAACTCAACAATGGGCCCAGATATGTTCAGACGTCCATTAGAAATTAACTAAATTAATTAATTAGTTATATCTTAGTAATAATATTTAAATATTATATTTAAATATTATATTTAAATATTATATGATATATAATGGTTTATATTTACATTCTTGAATTAGAACAAAATAAATATTATATTGGAAAAACAAATAATCCAGATATTAGATTAAATAATCATTTTAATAATAATGGGTCTAAATGGACACAAAAATATAAACCATTAAAAGTAATTGATATTATTCCAAAATGTTGTAATTTTGATGAAGATAAATATACACTTATATATATGAGAGATAAGGGCATTGAAAATGTTAGAGGTGGTAGTTATTGTAGAATTAATTTAACAGAACAAGAAATAGAACATATTAATAAACAAATTAATACAGCAAATGATGTATGTTATAAATGTGGTAAATCTGGTCATTTTATTAGAGATTGTGGAAAACAAAAACTTAAATGTAATAGATGTAAAAGAGTTGGTCATATTAAAAAAGATTGTCATGCTAAAACATTTTCAAATGGTAAAAGAATAATTTCAAATAGATATTTTTATACATATGATTTTGAATTAGATGAGTTTAAAGTTATTAATAATAAAAAAGATAAGAAAAAAGAAAAAAAATATATAGAAGAACAAGAAGAAAAAAATATAAAATTAATACATTCCGAAGAATTACAAAAACATATAGAACAAAAAAACTCATATAAAAATAATATATTTAGAAAAATATTAGCTTGTTTATTTGGATAAATAATGATTTTTAATAATTAGAAATCATTATACTATACTACTTACTTTATTACTAAATAAAGTATAAAATAAATCTTCAAGATATTTATCATTTACATATGTGTATTTAGAATTTAATATTTCTACATATGAATTTTTGTGTAGATAACCACGAATTACTACTTCTTTATATTTTAATAGAATTAAATTAAATTTTTCATTTTCTGTATTGTAAATAATTTTTATTAATCTACGTTTATTTTCATCTAAGTATAAAAAATATTCATCATTACAAAGTGAACAATGATATAAATATGTTTTATTATTAATTATATAAGTTCCTAAAAATTTAATTTTTTTTTTAGTTTTTATACATTGTAAGTTATTTGTTTTATATTTTAGTAATTCTTCATTTAATTCTTTTAATTTAATATGTTCTTGTTCTAAAAAAGAAGTTTTATCAAACATTATACTTTAAAAATAATTAAATTATATTTAATCAATTTTAATATTTTAAAATCTTCCAGTATCCATAACAAGACTTGGATTATGACGTAAATCATTAACAAAATAAGAATTTGAATTTGTACACATACCAGTATCTTCTTTGCATGTTGCTTGTCCATTATTATATAATGCATTTGCAAATAGATTAGTATCTCCATTTTTAATACCTAGTTCTGTTGTATTTGGCATAGTAAAAAAACGGTTTTGACTATTATTTCTATCATAGATATCATTAACATCTTTAAATAAGTTATGATTGAAATGTGTCTCTGTTAATTCTTTAACTTCTTTAGTTGGTTCACATGCAGGTAATCTTTCTTTATAAACACCAATATCAGTTAATAATGTATTCATAAATGGATTATCTTTTGAAGGAGGAGTACATTTTGGAATTTCAAATCCTTCTGTTTTATCTTCTTCTAATTGAACATTATTGTATTTATAAATGTATAAAGTTACTAATGCGACAAAAACAGGTAATAAAATCATATTTAATGACCTTCTATATAGTGATAAAATAAAACTGGTATAAATAGAAAATCGTAGTATAGAATTAAGTTTTTCATTATATGTCATTTTATCTACTGGGAAAAAATCTGTTAATTTATCTTGTGCAAATATTATACGAGGATATCGAAACCAAAAAGGGTCATTATCATCAGATAATTTGGGTTTAATTTCAAGATTATTTTCAATTTCAGTAGTATCCATTAAATTATATTATATATTTAAATAACATTTTATATTTAAAATTATTTAAAAAATAATATTAATATTTACAAACTTTCGCATAATTAAATTAAAATTTATTAAATAAATTAAATATATAATTCTTTTTATGAGTGCACAATTAGTAGTCGGACCAAACTCATCTGCAAGTTTAATTCGAACAACATCTGCATTTACTGTAGATGATATTACTACAAATGGATTAAGTATTGGAACAACTATTTCTGTTAATGGTTCAATGGATATTGGTGGTTCATTAGGAGTAACTGGTGATATTAATGCAACTGGTGAATTTCAACTAGATGGTTCATCTGTATTAACAAATACAACACTCGGTTCAGGTGTTGTTAATTCTTCATTAACAAGTTTAGGAACATTAACAAGTTTATTAGTTTCAGGGGATGTTAATTTAGATGGGAATACTCTTGTTGTTGATAGTACTAATAATAATGTTGGTATTAATACTACACCAAATGTTGCTTATTCTTTAGATGTTAGTGGTGATACTAATATTGATGGAAATGTTACTGTTACTGGTGATTTAACAGTAGATGGTGTATTAACTACATTTGCAACAGTTTCTTCTTCTATTACACAAACATTTTTAAAATTAGCGGAAGATAATGGGAATGATATTGTTGATACTGGTGTATATAATTTATATAATGATGGTGTATCAAAATATGCTGGTTATTTTAGAGATGCAACAGATAAAAGATTTAAATTTTTTGAAGGTAGTCAAGTAGAACCATCTACAACAATTGATACTGGTGCAACTGGATATTCTTTAGCAAATGTAGAAGTTGATACTTTATATACTTCAAATATAGATGTATCAACACTTGCAGATATTCAAGATTTAAATGTTACTGGTGAAATCACTTCAACAGATATTACAATTAATACAAATACACTTGTTTCTGATTCTGGAAATAATCGAATTGGTATTAGTAATGCAACTCCATCATATACATTAGATGTTGGTGGTGATACTAATACTTCTGGTGTTTATAGACTAGATGGAACAGAAGTATTATCTAATAATTCATTAGGAACTGGTATAACTTCATCAAATTTACAAGTTCTTGGTAATTTAGAAAGTTTAAATATAGTTGGTAATTTAACAGTTGATACTAATACATTATTGGTTAATTCTACAACTAATCGTGTGGGTATTAATAATTCAACACCATCCTATCCATTAGATATAAATGGTAATGTAAATACAACAGAAACATATAATGTAGATGGTGTTGAAGTATTAAGTGGAACGACTCTCGGTTCAGGTGTAGTAAATTCATCATTGACAAATGTTGGTATATTAACTTCACTAGAAGTAAGTGGTGATTTAACAGTTGATACTAATACATTATCTGTTAATTCTTCTACAAGTCAAATTGGAGTTGGTACTACTAATCCATCTAATAAATTACATGTATCAGAAGATAATAGTTTAGCAACACAACAATTAACATTAGAGAATCAATCACTATTAGGAAGTGCCGGATTAGAGATTACACATAATTCAAATACATCTACAATATCACAAGAAACAGATGCATTTAGATTATCTGCATCTGATAAATTATATTATATGGCGAGTGATGTAAATGGACAACACTTATTTTTTACAGCAGGTGTTAGTGAAGCAAGAATGGCGATATTAGAAAATGGACAAGTCGGTATTGGAACTACAAATACAAATTATTCACTTGATGTTAGTGGTGATATTAATTTTTCAGAAACATTAGATATAAATGGAACTGAAATTATTTCTAGTACTGGAATAACAACAACAAATCAAACTCTTCATCTTAATAGTAGTGATAAAATAATGGGAAATACAAATAATATACAATTTTATACAAATAATACTTTACAAACAAATCTAGATGAAAATGGTAATATTAATTTAATAAATGGAAATATTGGTATTGGGACATCAAATCCATTATATTATCTTTCATTAGGTGTTTCTAATTTAGGTATTAGTACATCAAATGCAAATACAGAAATGACATTTTATACAGAAGGTGTTGAAAGACTACGCATTGATAATACTGGTAAATTAGGAGTAAAGAATACAAATCCCCAATATACTATAGATATATTTGGTGATATTAATTTTACTGGACAACTTTATCAAAATAGTTCTCCATTTATATTACCAGATGGTATTTGGATTCAAAATGATTCACATATTTATAATAGTAATTCGGGTAATGTAGGTATTGGAATAACAGAACCAACACAAAAATTAGATGTAGTCGGAAATACAAATATAAGTGGTAATTTAACTGTTGATACTAATGTATTATATGTTGATAGTAGTAATAATAGAGTTGGTGTTAATAGAACACCATCATATGAATTAGATGTGAATGGAAATGCAAGAATTGGTTCAAGTGGAGAAGAAGCAAAAATTGGATATGTTGGACATAATGACTGGGCTGGATTTGCAGCCGCTAATTTTGCAACTTCTGGTGGTTATTGTTTAATACAAAATAATTCAAGTGGAGAAGTTATATTAAATAGACCATCTGGACAATCGATGTATTTTCGTAGAAATAATAGTAATGATATGTTAATAAACAGTTCTGGATATATTGGTATGGGTCAAAGTAATCCATTAGGAAGATTACATGTGAAAGCAACAAATAATGACGATGGTGGTTCTTTAGGTAATTATAATCGAGCTTGTATTATTATGGAAGGTAGTGCTTCGTCAGCCAAATGGGCTATGTCTATTAACAATACTGCAGATGAATTGATTTTTTCATATAATTTAGCTGACCGTGGTTATTTGAGAAATGAAGCCAATGTAGGGGCTATTGATTTTACTGGACAACACAGAAGTAGATTTAGTGAAAATAATGATACGTATTTAGAAAATATAGAAAATTATATTGGTATGATAGTATGTTCTACTGGTTTATATAGTGAAGATTTAACTATTAATCAAGCTTTGCCTTTTGTTGAATTATCAACAATTCAAAATGATAAAAAATGTTATGGAGTTATATCAGAAGGGGAAGATATAAATGACGATACACGACGTTATGAGGTAGGTGTTTTTGGAACAGTAGTAAATAAAGAAGAAGGTGATAATAGAGTAATTATTAATAGTGTAGGTGAAGGAGGAATATGGGTATGTAATGAAAATGGACCATTGGAAAATGGAGATTATATTACAACATCAAATAATAAAGGATACGGAATGAAACAAAATGATGATTTATTACATAATTACACAGTAGCAAAGATTACTTGTAATGAAGATTTTAGTGATATGACTAATGGAAGAGTATTATCTAATGGAATTAAATGTAAGTTTGTAGGTTGCACATATCATTGTGGATAAATTAATAAATAAAATTAAATAAAATTAAATAAAATTAATATAAATATTTAATTCATATATTAATTTATATAATTTTTATGGGAGACAACACAATAGTATTTTATAGTAAGTTTTGTGAAAATAGCAAACATTTATTACATTTATTACATAGTAATAATTTACTTGATAAGGTTACAACATATTATTGTATTGATAATGTAAATAATAATGGATTTCGTCGTGATTTACCACCATTTTTAAAAGTTGTCCCTTCAGTAATTACTCCAGATTCACCAAAACAAATATTAGAAGGAAAAGACGCATTTATATGGATTAATTTCTTGATAAAGAAATTCATAAAGGAAAATGATACAGTATCTGCTTGTAGCATAGATGATAATTTTTGTTCTTGGGATTCAGATATAAATAAATCAAATAAAACACTGACTGAGATTATTGAAGAAGATGACCCAAACTCACTTGATACAATGTTTGGTGGAGCAAGTATTACCGGAATTAAAGAAGGAGATGTTACAAAACCATTACAAGATTCTGGAGATGGTGCAAGTAATTCAAAAAGATTAGAAGAAATTCAAAAAATGAGAGCTGCACAAGATTCAATGTTTAATCAAAATAATCCAAATAATCGAAAATAAATATATTTTAATACGTTTATTAAACATATTAAAATTAAATTATGTTCTAGCTCCAATTCTTGAACTATAACCGATTCCTTCAATTTTTTGAATTTCTTCTGTTATAACTAATGTAAAACTATGATTTCTATCATTAAATATAACTTCTGTTCCATCATTATAAACAAATTGAATATCTATTTCATTTAATGATGCAAGTGGTGTATCTAAAAATACTTTTGTTCCACCTGCAAAACCATTAAACATTGATGATGAACTAGAACCGACTAATTGTATTTTTGCAAATGCATTTGATATACTATTATTTGACATTGCAAGGTCTCCACCTATAATATTTGATGTCATTACATAATATTGATTCCCAATTAAATCAATTGCTGCATTGATATCTTTGATAATAATATCTCCATTTTCATCTTCATCTGTTATATTTGCATCAATCCAATCAGATAATAATTGACCACCTACATCTGTTGTATAATCTCTAAAACTTAATGGAACTGAAAATGTAAAACTATCTTCAACTGTTATATACCATCCAGATGGGTCTGCAAGTTCACCTGCAAATTGTTTTGCAATATTTATATCATCTGTAGTTTGAGGATTTGCACCAGTATAAATATGTGTATATGGTTCAATTGTTGTATCAATATTATATAATAAATAATTTGAATCATACATGAAGATACGGTCTCCATCACTTAATAAGTGTGGAGTTGTTGTTCTTATATTTGTTCTATTTGCATCAACTGGATTTTGATATACCTTATTTATTTTAAGACGTCTATCGGTCGCCAAATCAGTTTCTGAACCATAATTAAAAATTTCTTCTGTATTTTCAATTGTACTATTAAATTCAGTATCTTCTGCAGAAAATCCCAATATTTCTGATGGATTAAACGGTTGTGAAAATAATAATCTAAATGGAGAACCAATTCCAATATTTACAGCATCTCCTCCGGCAGTTGCATCATTTGATGTTGCAACTATACTAACATCAATTGTAAATGTATCATTATCTATTTTTTCAAGAACTACATGCTCACCATTAATAATATTTGCAGGAATACCATCAACTTGAATTGAATTAGATATTGTAATACGATTTCCCGGAAGAAATGGATGTGATGAATAAGTAACTGTTATAATAGAAGACCCAGATGTAACTGAAAATGGATTAGCAAATGTTGTAAAACTAATATTTGAAATAGTAACAGTATCTGTGAGTGCATCAATTGATACTACAAAATTAGGATATAAACCATTTGCTCTTTGAACTTCATTCATTCGATTTTCTATTTCGGTTGCCAATGTTGTTTCTGTATAGTTTCCAGGAGTTAATGTTGCACTATAAACAATATAATCTCCTGAAATATCTTCTTGGATATTCCATTGAATAATATTGTTCCGTTGAGAAACTGGAGTAGATTTAATTAATTGTGAAGTATTTACAAATTCCGTATTTGCTAATTGAATTTTTGATATATTTTGATATCTTTGACTTGATAAATCTATTTTATAACTTGATGGATTTGGATATAATGTTAAATCTCTATCTCGACTATCGATTGAAATACTTCTTACTCTTTCTATCACAAATCGTTGTAATGGATTTGAAGTTTGTTCAATTAATTTTGCAGATACAGATGGGTCATTTAATACGCTACCACTATCATTATTATATCGTGATGTTGATGTACTTCTTATAAAATCTTGTTGAGTAATACCATTTTCAATTGGTAATTTATTTCCACCAGTATTTACATAATTAATAAGTGGTTCAGAATTATCAATAATTTTATTAATTTGTTTTGAACTAGTATTAAAGTTAATTTGTCCTAAATCATCATCTGCTTTTCCTTCATCTTCAAAATATTTTCGAAAATTTTCTCTATCTTTTGCATATCCATCTGGATTTTTTTTAATATTATAAACATTTTTATCAACAAATTTTAAATCAAATAATTTATTAGTATCACTCATTAAAGAATATAATAAATATATTTTATATTATTATATTTTTTTTAAAACGTTTTAAGTATTATCATTTACTATTAAATAATAATGGATAAATATATTCCAAATAATTTAGATTCATTTTATGGGAATGAAGAAGTTATTAAATTATTAAAAAATATTTTTTCAAAAAAAAATAATTATTTTCCAAATTTATTATTATATGGTGAATGTGGAACAGGAAAAACATCAATGTTAAATATTATAAAAAAAGAATTAAATAATTATAAAGTTGTTAAAATTAATTTATTAGAAGATTTTAAAAAGAATAATTTACCAATACTTATTAATACATTAAAAACACCAGTTAAAAAGATAATATCAATTGATAATTGTTTAAAACTTAAATTGGACCATCAAAATATTATAAAAAGTTTAATTAAAAAATATAATAATCATAATGTTTTTATTGTATGTTTAAATGATAAGTCAAATATCAATGACCAATTTAATAATATGTTTATTACAATTAATTTTAAAGTTGTATCTAAAAATTCAAAAATGTTATATTTACAAAATATAATTGAAAAAGAGAATATTAAAGTAAATTCTAAAATTATAAATCATATTTGTGATATTTCAAATAATTTTAAAGAATTAATCAATAATACATTTTTATTATTAAGTTATTATAAAACAGATATAGATATTGAGGATATTTTTGATACATCTGAAAAATTATTATCATTTAAAATAATAAAATTGTGTGATAAAAAGAAAATGAAAGAAGTATTTAAATTAATAAATAAGTTAATTGAGAAAGGATATTCTGAATATAATATTTTATCAATGTTAATAGCATATATTGAATTATATGATGATATAGATTATGAAAAGAAGATAAATTATATCAAGTCCATTACATTTACACAATTAAAAATATTTACACAAAATAAAACATATCCTCAATTAATTTCACTAATTGCTCGTCTTTGTTTATATTAAAGAATATTTTAAATATCCTTTAATTATTTCTTTACAATGTAATATTTTGGTTTAATTTGTTTTACATTATTATATAATGTCAATAATTCTTTTGTTATACCATTCTCTTGTGGATAATTGATATAATCATTATAATAATTAAATGTTTGTTTTCTATCAAAATTAGTTGATTTTTCCATTACTTTTTGTGTTTGAATAATATTATTTACATTATTTATATATTTTTTATATTCAATTATATCATTTGATGTTTTACATATATCCTTATATGTATTTTTGGTTTCTGTAATCTCATCTAACATATTAAGAATATTCATATCATTATTTAATAAAGTTAATAACTCTACAAATAATTGATAATGTTTTTTAGAACCGAATGTTTCTTCATTTATTCTTAAAATATATTCTTCAATTGTATATCTTTGTTTATATTTTTTTGTATTATTAATACTATTATATAATAATAAATAATCACTATGTTTATAAGATGTATTATTATCTTTAATTTTAAAATTATCAATTTGAAATTCAACTACTCCATCTGTTAATTGAACTGTAAATACTTCATTACATACTTTTTTAAAATCTTTTACATTTGTAATATAACGATTATTAAAATAAAATCCAGTTGGTTTATTTTCATTAATAAGATTATTAAGATAACTTTTTTTATCATTTAAATCTAATAATAATGTTGTTCTTGCTTTATTATATTTTTGTAATTCTTCATTATATAAACTTTGTAATTTTGCTTCAATAAAATCACTATCTTTACTAATATCCATTGCCAACATTGTTGGAGTAGAACTTCGTAAATCACACATATAATCACATAAACTAAAATCTCTTTCGTGTCCAATGGCACATCCAATTGGTATTTTTCTTTGATAAATTCTTTCAACTAAATCGGCATCATTAAATTCATCTAAATCAATCGCACTACCTCCACCACGCGTAATTAAAATAATATCAGGTTGATATTTTTTACTTTTTTCAAAAAAATTAATTGCTTTAATAACATCAGTCGCACAATTAATTCCTTGAACTGCAACATCATATTGATAAATATTTCCATAAAAAAATCTTTTTTGTAATGTTCGTTTAAAATCGTGTAATGCTTCACCTTGTAATGAAGTGATTAATCCAACTTTTTGAATATTATTTAAATTAACTGGTAATTTTTTTTCAAAATATTTTAATTCGTTAAACATTTTATATTTACGTTGAAAATCAGTTTCTTGAGTTTGTTCTTTAATCATTTTAAAAACAGTAAATGAATATGAATTATTAAGTTCATATAATCCAAGTTTTCCTTTAACTGTTATAATATCACCATTTTGTAATGTATAATTATTTTTATCTTTTGTTCCTTTCCACATAATACATTTGATTGTAGTTTTATCTTCAATATCTTTTAATGCGAAATAATAATGTTTTTTATCTGATAAATTTTGAACTTCTCCAGATATACTAAATCCATTTGGAAATGCCATCTCAAAATTATTTTTTATAATTTGTGTAAATTCAGAGATGCTTAATGTATTATTCGGCATTAT